TGGGGTAGAAGCTGGCGGCTCGCTGGGGGCGTTGGCGGATATGTACGGGATTGGTAAGAAGGGCGATGAGGTTATCCGTGCTGAGGGAAAGCACAGAGAAGACTTCTCTGACGAAGAGCTGGCCGCGTACGGTTCGTACTGTGTCAACGATGTTGAGCTGACGTACAAGTTGTTTGACATATTCCTCAACAAGCACAAGTTCCCCAAGAAGGAGCTGAAGATCATCGACATGACGTTGCGCATGTTCATCGACCCGGTGCTTGGGCTGGACGTAGCTCGACTTGAAGGACATCTGGATGACTTGCAGGAACAGAAGGAACAACTGCTGGTGGAGTGTGGTGTGGGTAAAGACGAGCTGATGTCCAACCCAAAGCTGGCAGAGGTGTTGCGCACGTTTGGGGTAGAGCCTCCGATGAAGATAAGCGCCCGCACGGGGAAGGAGACATTTGCGTTCGCCAAGTCTGACGAAGGGTTCAAGAAGTTGCAGGAGCACGAGGACAGCCGGGTACAGATGGTGGTTGCGGCGCGCCTTGGGGTGAAGAGCACGTTGGAAGAGACGCGCACGGAACGCTTCCTCGACATCGCCACCCGCGGCAACACGATGCCAGTTCCTATCAAATACTACGCAGCGCATACAGGGCGCTGGGGTGGGTACGACAAGATAAATTTGCAGAACCTCCCTTCTCGCGGAAAGAACGCGAAGGTGTTGAAGCAGTGCCTGATTGCTCCAGAGGGATACACCATCGTGCAGGCCGACTCGGCGCAGATCGAAGCGCGTGTACTGGCATGGTTGGCCGAGCAGAACGATCTGGTCAAAGCCTTCGCAGATGGGCAGGACGTTTACCGCCAGATGGCCTCGAAGATTTACGTGACGCCAGTGGATTGGGTAACCGATGCGCAACGCTTCATTGGAAAAACCGTGATACTCGGTGCGGGATATGGCATGGGGGCGGTTAAGTTCCGCGATCAGTTGAAGGGCTACGGTGTGGCGCTGACAGAAGAGGAGTGTACCGGGATTATCCGAGCATACCGTGAGGCGAACCCCGCAATCACCGGGCTGTGGCGCCATGCGCAGACCGCGCTACACGGACTCTACTACAAGGACATATACGCGTTGGGTCGGCGTGGAGTGTTGCAAGTGGTTCCGGACGAACAGGCTATCCGGTTGCCTTCTGGACTATTGATGCGGTACAGCGATTTGAAAGCCACAGTGAGCCCCGATAACGCATCGCCGGAGTTCAGCTATAAAACTCGCGAGGGCCGAGTGAAGATATACGGGGGGAAAATTATTGAGAATGTGTGTCAGGGAATTGCACGGTGCATCATAGCGGATCAGATGCTGGAGATTGCCAAGCGGTATAGAGTATTACTAACTGTACATGACTCTGTAGTATGCTGCGTACGAGACGATGAAGTCGAAGTAGCGGCGAGCTACATCGACGCCTGTATGCGTTACATACCGGACTGGGCCAAAGGGCTTCCAGTTCGCGGTGACGTTGAGATCGGGAAGAACTACGGAGCTTGTACAAAGTGGAAACCAAAAACCCTGTCTGGTCCTTCAGCAGCATAAAGACGTTTATCCAGTGTCCCAAGAAGTACTTTCACCTGAAGGTGAAAAAAGATTACGAAGAAAATTTCGCTACTGAAGCCATCTTGTATGGCAACGAGTTTCACAAAGCCGCTGAAGCGTATGTGAAAGGCGTAGTCGATGTGGTGGATCCGCGGTTTGAGTACGCGGCGGAAATGCTGGCCAAGCTGAAAGCAATGCCCGGCGAGAAACTATGTGAGCACAAGATGGGGCTAACACCAAATCTTGAGCCATGTGGTTTCTACGCCGAGGACGTATGGTACCGAGGTATTGCCGACTTGATTGTGATCGACACGACTCGTGGCGTGGCCAAGATATTTGATTACAAGACAGGGAAGTCAGCGAAGTACGCTGATAAAGGTCAGTTGGAGTTGATGGCGCTGTGTGTGTTCGCGCATTTTCCGGACATAAAGACAGTGAAGGCAGGGCTGTTGTTCGTGGTGTGTAACGTAGTCGTGCGCGAAGACTACTCGGTAAATAACACTGCGGAGCTTTGGAGGAAGTGGGGGCAAGAGTACGGGGCGTTGCAGAAGGCGTACAACAACAGCGTCTGGAACCCTCGCCCCACGGGGCTGTGTAAAGCGCATTGTGTAGTGCTGGAATGTCCACATAACGGGAAACGATAGAGGAGGCTGACATGCCATACGTAAATAAACCAAGACCGTACAAACATGAGTACGAAATGCAAAAAAGCCGGGGCGAGCACGCGGATCGTATGGAGCGCCAGCGCGCTCGACGCGCCGTGGATAAGACTGGGAAAGACGCAAACGGAAACGGTAAAGCCGACCGCCGCGAAGGCAAGGACGTAAGCCACACCAAGGCGTTAAGCCGGGGCGGCAGCAACAAGGACGGGTACAAAATCGAAAGCGTGCAGGCCAACCGCGCACGCAACTACAAGAAGAAAAAATAGCCTATGAAAGTAATCGACAACCGGGGGCTACTCTTCAAAGTGAGAGACCCCAACAGGATCACTGCGGCTATTCCTACAAGCCGACAAGTAAGTAGCAACGAAGTGTTAGTGAAGTGGGGGATAGACGAAGCAAGAGTGTTGCGCAACATGAACCTCAAGGATGTACAGTCACCGATCATGGGGCGGTACAACTGGCCCGGAAAGTACAGGCCATTTGAACACCAGAAGCTGACCGCGTCGTTTCTCACCATGAACCGCAAAGCGTTTTGTTTCAACGAGCAAGGCACGGGAAAAACAGCATCGGCGATATGGGCGGCGGATTTCCTGATGCGGGAGAAAGTAATTAGACGGGCGCTCATCATCTGCCCTCTGTCCATCATGGACTCCGCATGGCGCGCTGACTTGTTCACGTTCGCTATGCACCGCACCGTGGATATTGCGTATGGCAACAAAGACAAGCGCCGGGAGATCATCCGTGGTGGCGCAGACTTCGTGGTCATTAACTACGATGGCGTAGAGATAGTGGAAGAGCAAATAAAGATGGGCGGGTTCGACCTCGTCATCGTTGACGAGGCAACGCACTACAAGAACGCGCAGTCCAAACGATGGAAGACGTTGTATGAGATAGTCGATTCCAACACATGGTTGTGGATGATGACCGGGACACCAGCCGCGCAGTCGCCACTGGACGCATTTGGGTTAGCGAAAATGGTGGGGTCAAAAGAAGTGCCGCGCTACTTCTCAGGGTGGCGCGAGATGGTGATGATGAAGATATCCAACTTCAAATGGGTGGCTAAACCAGCGGCGATAAACTATGTGCACAACGCCCTACAACCTGCGATACGGTTCACCAAAGAACAGTGCCTTGACCTACCAGAAATGACTTACGTCAAACGTGAAGTAGAACTTACGGCGCAACAGAAACGGTTTTACAAGGCTGTTCGCGACAAGATGACGACCGTGGCGGCAGGAGAGCAAGTGACAGCGGTGAACGCTGCTGTGGTGATGAACAAGTTGCTACAAATTTCATCCGGGGCTGTTTACGCCGACAGTGGAGAAGTGGTGGAGTTCGACATCAAGAATCGGTACAAGGTTCTGTGCGAGGTGATCGACGAGTCCAGTCAAAAGGTGCTCGTGTTCGTACCGTTCAAACATGCGATACAGGTACTGTCGGAACAGCTTGCGAAGGATGGGATAACGAACGGCGTTATTGCTGGAGATGTGTCGGTAAACAAACGCACGGAGTTGTTCCAGCAATTCCAAACCACCGACACACCGCGGGTACTGATCATCCAGCCACAAGCGGCTGCGCATGGTGTGACGTTGACTGCCGCCAACACTATCGTCTGGTGGGGGCCAGTAGCATCGCTGGAGACTTACGCACAAGCGAACGCTCGTGTGCACCGCCACGGACAGCGGCACCCGTGTACTGTGGTGCAGTTGCAAGGATCACCAGTGGAGAAACGTGTGTATAAGATGTTGGATGAACGCATCGACGTACACACAAAAATGATTGATTTGTACAACGAAGTGCTTGAAACATAGATCGCTGCATACATATACTAATAACCCCAAATAAAATCAAAAGGACAGTGCAATGACAAACCAAACAGAAGCCGAGACAATCGGTTTGGATAAACTCGTCTCCACGTACGTGAAACTCCGAGACAAGAAAGCTGAGATACGCAAAGAGTGGGAGGCGGAAGAAGCCGAGCTTGATGCGAAGCTGAACATCGTGAAGGACGCGCTACTCGAACACTGCAAGACCACGGGTGCCGAATCTGTTCGCACTGCGGAAGGTACTTTCTACCGGTCGATTAAATCCAAGTACTGGACTTCCGACTGGGAATCTATGAACAACTTTATCCTCGAGAACAACGCGCTTGACCTGCTGGAGAAACGACTCCACCAGACAAATATGCGCAGTTTTTTGGAGGAGCACCCCGACAAGCTGCCACCGGGGCTTAATGTGGATAGCGAATACACCATCACCGTACGGAGGAAGTAATGACTCAAACCGAAGCGTTCGTCCCCATCGACAAACTGGCAGAACACCTACACGTCCGGGTGTCTACCGTGCGCCAGTGGGTAAAAAATGGCACAGTACCGCGCCATACGTATTTGAAGATAGGTAACACCTACCGGTTCCACATCTCGGCTGTTGTGCAAGCACTACAGGTACTGTCCCGCGAAGCCAGCCTTGCTGATGACGCGCCGATCCCAGCAGATGTTGACCCAAACATGCCTGTGCAGCTTGAATTTGATTTTGGCCCCGACAACAACGACCTCTAAGGAAAATAACTATGAGTAATATCGCACTTCAGAAAGACATGCCAGAAAGCTACCGTGAACTGCTTTCGCAGCTTGAACCAGAAACCAACCTTACAGGTGGAGAGTTCAACTCTACTTCCCGCATCAGCATTCGCGGTGGGGTGTTTCGCAAAGTAGTGAACGGCAAAGAGATTGCCGAACTGGAAGAACGCAAACTTCTCACTGTAGTGGTAAAAGCCGCACCGATCTCCCGCATGTTTTTCGCAGGGCAGTACGTTGCTGGTGAATCGAATCCACCTACCTGCTGGTCCATCGACACCGCTGGTGGCCGTCCTGCTACAGAAGTTATCGCATCTGACAGACAGTCCGCTGCATGCTTTGATTGCCCGCAGAACGTCAAGGGTTCCGGCCAAGGGGAGTCACGCGCTTGCCGCTACCGTCAACGTGTTGCGCTCATGCTTGCTGATGAGAACGGAGTGATTACATCCAACACGGTGTACCAGCTTGATCTCCCTGCCACCAGCATTTTCGGTGATGACCCTAAGCGTATGGCGATGCAAGCGTACGCTCGGTATCTGAACCAACATCAGACTCCGCTGGCCGCGATACTGACAGAGATTCGGTTCGACACCAACAGCAGCACGCCGAAGCTCTGCTTCAAACCAGTACGTCCACTACAAGAAGACGAGCTGATGATGGCCATTTACGCGCAGAAGGACCCAGAGACAGCGCGTTTGGTTAAGCTGACGGTCAAGCAGAAAGAAGTTGCGCCTGCGTTAGCTGCGCCGAAAGCCCCCACTCCGGTTCAACCGAAAGCGCCACCGAAAGCCGCACCAGCAACACCGAGTATGTTCGACGTACCGGGAGACGAAGAAGCTCCTGAACCTAAAGTACGCGAGAGTAAAAAGAAGCCCGCTGCCCCGGTAACTGCGGCTAACCTGTCCAGTTTGCTGGATGAGTTTGACGACGCGTAGTGCAACACTCGGCATAAACATAGGGGGGCACGACCCCCCTTTCTCTCTAGCGATGCGGCGATTATGGATGCTAAAAAGTTTCTTGGCGCCGTGCTGAGTGACCAAGGTTTTTTCTGTGCAGTAGGGATCAAAAACGGACGAACGACTCAGCGGTTCTACCAGACGATTGATAACGTCGTGGAGGCCGCTAACAATTTGGACCACGACGGTTACGACGCATATTTTGCGCTGGCTACATTTGGGGACAACACTTCCCGTAAGGCCGACAACGTACTGCAACTGAAATCGTTGTTTCTTGATCTTGACTGTGGGGAAGGAAAACCTTACCCAACTCAGCACGAGGCTATAAAAGCACTACAAGAATTTTGCAAAACATTGCATGTTCCCAAACCCAGCATGATCGTAAATTCTGGGCGCGGGGTGCATGTCTACTGGACGCTTGACCGCGGATACGCACGGGACGAGTGGCTCCCTGTGGCCGAAAAATTGAAAGCCGCGTGTGCGCAGGTTGGATTCCACGCAGACCCTGCGGTAACAGCAGACGCTGCGCGTATCTTGCGTATACCGGGGACGCACAACTACAAGGGCACGCCTCCGCATGCGGTATCGGTGTTCCGCGGTACCGACCTTGTGTACAAGCTGCACGAGTTTGCCGAGGCGTTGCCTGAGCATTTCCCTTCCGTAACCAACGTCCGCGAGTACTCTGAAGCCGACAAGCAGGACATGCAGTCGATACTTGGTAACTACACCAAGTCGTTTCGGCGACTCATAGAACGTACAGTAAACGGGAGCGGGTGTGCGCAGATTACTCGGGCGATAGAATCACCCAACGAGCTGGGGTACTTACCATGGCTGCATGCGCTATCGATTGCCAAGCACTGTGAAGACGGTAACAAAGCTGCGCATCTGATCTCGAAAGGGTATGACAGATACAACTCAGTCGAGACAGACAAAGTAGTTGCATCAATAACTGCTCCACACTTATGTGCGACATTCGAGAAAGACTACCCAGCGGGGTGCGCAGGTTGTCCGCACAAAGGCAAGATTCGGTCACCGATAAAGCTGTGCATGATGGTGAAAGAGGCTCCGCCAGAAGACAAGTTTGAAGACGAGGAAGACGTGCAGGTGGTTGAAGTACGTGCGTCCTCGTTTGAAGCGGTAGAGGAACTTCCGGACGATATTGATCCAGCCAAGAACGGACTCACCACCGCCCCCGTGACAACCAAGGTATCGATCCCATCATACCCAGCACCGTACTTCCGTGGGGTGAACGGCGGAGTGTACATACGCACGCGGGACAAGGAGGGCAACCCGGAAGAGATCAAGATACACGACACTGACCTGTACATCACCAAGCGGTTGCGCGATCCGGTGCTGGGTCCCTGCTATGTATTTCGGCACCACACCGTCAGGGATGGAGTGCGGGAGTTCACCATCGCTGGGACTAAACTGTCGGGGCGCGATAGCTTCCGTGTGGAGATGGGGATGAACGATGTGTTCATACTGCGCCCTGACCCGTTGATGCTGTACGTCGAGCGGTGGATAGGCCATGTGCAAAACACTCAAACTGCGGTAGAGGTCAAGATTCAGTTTGGGTGGACTGCGGGGGAACGGTCGTTCGTCGTTGGAGGTAGAGAGATATTCGCCAACAGAATTGAATCAAACCCCCCTAGCTCGCGCACACAGCAGTACTTCCAAACTTTTCAGCAGAAGGGCACCGTCGATGGATGGAAACGCATCGCAGAGTTCTTCAACAAGCCAGCGTTCGAGGAGCATCAGTACATGTTTGCCCTGTCGTTTGGGGCCCCGCTTATGATCTTTTCCCCCGGCATATCAGGCAGCATTTACCATTTGAAAAGCTCGGATTCTGGGCACGGGAAGACCACTGGGCAGTGGGGTGGCGCTTCAGTGTGGGGGCACCCGAAATCTTATGTGTTGTCTGGGGCGGACACCGCGAACTCAATATGGAACCGGACGGAGATATACAAGAACATGGTGGTGTATGTCGATGAGTTGTCCAACTACGAGGCTAAAGACCTCAGCGATTTTGCTTACGCTGTGGTGGATGGGCGCCAGAAGAACCGTATGTCTAACTCAGGACAGAACTCAGAGCGGTTACGTGGGGAGATGTGGGCGTTGCTGGTCGGCACATCAGCCAATCAGAGTCTGCTGGAGAAGGTAACTGAGTACCGGGCTATCCCAAAAGGAGAAGCCCAGCGTGTACTGGAAGAACGAGCGCGCCCGCTGAAGATGACCCCAGCGGCTGCAACCGAAGGTGCGGAGCTTACCAGACTACTCACTGAGCATTACGGGTTAGTCGGCGATCTGTATATCCAGTACATCTTGCAGAACTACGCAGAGGTGCAGTTGACGGTGACCAAGATGTGGGACGACCTCAACAAGCTGGCGCACCTCACTCCACAGAACAGGTACTTCTCATGGCAGGCCGCGTGCACGCTGGCTGGAGCGGTCGTGTTCAAACAGATGGGGCTTATAAACTGGGATGTCAAAAACTTGCGGCAGTGGACCGTGGCGCGTTTGCAGCAATCAAAGGCGGACATAAAGGACATGGACATGGACATAGCGGACATCATCGGGCAGTACTACGCCGACAACGTCCGCGGCATACTGAGGATACATGGCGCAGACGGCAGCTTCGCAGACGATGTCAACAACGCGTTTGTCAGCCCTGACGCTATGCCTATCAACAAGTGGGTAGGACGCCATGAGTTCAACAACCGCAAGCTGTATCTACTACCAAGCCCGTTCAAAACTTGGTGCACCCGGCAGCAGCTCGATTTTGCATCTGTCAAAGACAAGCTCAAGACCGAGTTCGGCGCCAAGACCGTAAAGTTGCGCTTGGGCCGCGGCACCAAGATCAATCTGCCTTTGCAGCATGTGATAGAGCTGACATGGGATGACGGTAGTCCCAACGACTCGGGAGTGGGAGTGGGAGTGGGAGTGGGAGTAGACGTAGTGGTGTGATACAATGTACGCGCACTTTCCTAGAGAGTTTTACCCCCCGCCCTCGGGGGGTTTTTTTATTCGAAAAACTCACTCTCGTCCAAATCTTCCAACTGCCTGCGCATCACTACCGCACGCCGCTGCGGGCTGATCGTGACACCATGGAACATGCGAGTTACTTCGTCTGTGACCTTGTGCTGGCGCAACGATTTCTTCTTCGTGTCCTCAGTAATACGGATTTCAGGGTGGCGTTGGTTGAATTCAGCAATCGCTTCTTCGATCTCCAGCATCTCGTCGAAGTCGTTCTCCCGTATTGCCATGTACCGCTGGCGTAGCAGCTTGGTACGGTTTTCGTTGAGCACCCGGTCTACGCGCTTGTCTCTGGCGTTGATCTCCAATTGCTTGGTGTAGCCCGTAGGCGCAAAGCCCAAAGTCTGCCCAAGTAGTGTACCGAACCCAAGGTCTTCGGTAATCGGATCGCCCCGCATTGTGGTGGCTCCCTCGGTGCCGTACCGCGTCGCCTTCATTACGTTGGCCGCGGCGCTCGGCATCATCTTTTCCATACCGCGGTATATCTCGCCCTCCATCAGCAGCGGTAGACCACTGTCGAGCATGCGTTGAGCGATACCCACAATCGGTCCCCCAGCGAGTTCTAAAGCTTGCATCGTCAGGCTCTCTTCTTCCGCGTTTGGCAATGACCGGAAAATGAGATTGGACATCCCGATACGGGGGGCTATGTCCCAGCCGATGGCTTCGTTGAGTAACCCTGAGTACCACCCCTCACCGAAGAACGATGCGGCGATACTGTCGGCGTCCTCGTCCTCATCATCCAGCAAGAACAGGTTAGCCAATGTAGTGACAACCCCGTACAGCGGTAAGCCCTGTACCCCAGCAAAGATACCGGACATGCCGAACAACCCGATGAGCTGTTTTATGGCTTGCTTACGTACTGTAGGGTCTGCGTCTTTCAGCGCCTGCTTCGCCATCTGGAACTGCATGTACATCATCGAGATGCCGAACCGCTTATACATCAGCAGGACGCTGCCCAGACTGTTCTGGGCGATCTTGGGGGCAGTCTCCAACATCGAGCCGCTGTTCGTGTGCTCAGTCTCGAGGATGGCTTCCTGTGCTGCCGCCATATAGTCTTCGTCGGTGAGCTTCTTACCACCTTTGGACTTGGCGTTCAGTATCAGGTCATAGGTAGCTTTCATTGTGATCTGGCGGGTAAGACGCTCACCTTGGTGAAACGCGTAGCCCATGACCGAATTGACTTTGTCAGTGGTCGAGCTAGTTGCGGTGTTCAACTCCAACAGGTCCGCGATAGTAGAGGCGTTGGCCACACCCTGTTGGTTCATAATATCCACCAACACTTTGTTGCGCCGCAGTTCCTCGTCTCCCAGCTTCTTGAACGACTCAGGCACTGAGGCAGGATCGGAGAAGTCGATGTTGGTGAAAGACGGGCCATCAATTTCTAACCCCCCTTCAACCCCGGTGAACGTGTTCAGTTTGCGCCGTATGCCCGTGGACATGTACAGCTTGCGGGCGCGGTTCATTGCCTTAAAGGTATCCCCATATCCGTATTTGCCGGACAGGTATGGGTACACTGCCATTGGTAACGTAAACAAGTTAACAAAGGCCGACGATAGGTTGAGACCAAGAGTCATGGCGAAGCCGAGCGATTTTACTGTCCGCGCCCATGGGGCCAGCGAAGGGCTGCGAGCGAAGTCGGCATAGTCTTTCGCGTGGTTGGCGATCTCCTCTGCGTATTTTTCGTCTGCGGACCCTCGTTTCTTGTCAGCCAATTTGGTCAGGTTGTTCTTGATCTTGTTGAACGGAGCGTCAAACTCAAGGTTGGACACTTGCCCCATAAATGCTGGCATACGCTCACGGAATACCAACAACGCATCATGCTCTGCCCCCAGAACATTTGCCCTAGTCTTGAACGCCCGGAACAACGACCGCTCCGGCATGGCACTGAGCAGCGAGTCCATTACCACGTCTTGTAGCTCGGCAGCACCTTTACGCGCAGCCGCGCCTGCCCTAGCAACATCATCCGCGTCACCTCCAGCATCCTTTACTTTCTTCTCGGCAGCTTCTGCGTACTTACCTGCCTTTTCTCGGATGTTACCCAGCAGGTTGTAGGAAAACTGTGGGTCTATGGTTCCTGTGCGTTGGCGCTTGTCTGAGGCAGGGCGCATTGCTTCGGC